CTAAATCTCTATCTCACACTCTATCACTTGGCAAAAATCAATTTTTTCATTAGGTACAAACTGGCGCATGAGCATTCGATAAGCGACAACTAGCACTGTCTGGTAGTCTCGGTACTTTATCATAGTTTCCAAAAAACACACCTTCATCTCTTCAGCTGTCTCATACTGAATAGGACTATTAGGAAGCAACTCCCCCTTGTTTTCTAAAAACAGAGTACGTGCTTTTTCAAAATTCTCTATACCACTTTCGTAAACCTGCCATTCATGCAATAAAGGCTCTACTCTTAAAGGAAGGCCCGTAGCACAAGTAAGATAAGAAGCCGTTTCTAATGCTCGCGTCACTGCAGAAGACACCAGTATATCAGCTGAGCCAAGCAAAGGATTTTGGCAAAGTTCCTGAGCTTGTCGCCTTCCTTTCTCAGACAAAGGAGCCAAATCTAATCCAAAGCCAGTGTAGGAACACTCCTCTAACTCACGGTAGTCTGGCTCTCCATGACGTACAAAGATAATCTTCATCTTAGTGCCCTGTTGATCCAAATCCACCTGTCCGAACACCGTCTGCCTCGTCTCCATCCGCAATTAAGAAAGGCGCAAAGACAGCCTGAACCACACGTTCTCCAACTTCGAGAACCACTTCCTGATCAGTAATATTTTTCATCTGAGCAAAGATATGGCCTTCATTCCCAGGATTTCCATAATAATCCCCATCAATGACCCCAACCGAGTTAATCAAGACCAAGCCCTTCTTGCGAGGGTTTGATGAACGATCATAGAGATAGAGCACTTCTGTCGGTTGCATATAGGCCTTAACACCTGTCGGAACCAAGACAATCTCTCCTGGCGCAATCACAGTGCGTTCCGCAACCTTTAAGTCGTAACCAGCCGCGTGAGCTGTCTCACGCTTCGGTAGTAAATTTTCATCTGTAAAACTCGAAACCAATTCAAAACCACGAATTTTCATATTTTTCTCTTTTCTATTATCATTTATTCTAGGCTATTTTATCTTATTTATTCGAAAAAAGCACGAAAAAAGAGCACACAACAGTTATAGGCGATACGATAATTTACACTGTTTCACAATACGTTGAAATTTAGAGCTTTAAAGCGAGAGCAAAGTTGACTTTTTACATCGTTTTACAGACATTTACGACATTTTTGCCCCTTTTTTGCCCCTTATAAAACAAAAAAAACCCGCAAACCTGAGCTTGCGGGTCGTTAAGAAGAAAATTCTCCTTTCTTTATTTTATAGTAACAATTAGTCCATCAGGTAATACATCAAGCGCCGGTTTATCTGAACGACTGCCATCTTCGTTGACGTAGTACCATCCACCTTCAACTTTAACAAGTTCTTTTGAGGACATTTCGCCGTTCTCTTCTTTGAGATGGTATAGTTTGTCCTTGTATTGAACCCAGCCAGTAACCATTGCTCCTGAAGTATCAAGATAGTACCACTTACCATTCACAAGAACCCAACCAACGGCCATTGCGCCGTTTTCTTTGAGGTAGTACCATTTTCCATCATCCTTCAACCATCGAGAAGCTATTGAATAACCTCTCTCATTGAAGTAGTACCAGGAACCATCAATCTTTTCCCACTCTTCTTTTGGGTAAGATCCGTCTGGGTATTCATACCACCATCCAGTATCATTTCTTTTCCATTTAGGCTTAGCTTCTTCATCATCTAGTAAAACAATATTCTTGTCGTACGGATTTGAAGAGTATTGCCACCATCGAATCCCGTCCATGGATGGAAAATATTCAAAATCAGCATTTCCGTCGTTCAACCCATAGCCGGCGATCCAAAGACTGTTTGGGAATTTCGCAAGAATCTGCTCATAATAGATATTATTGAGCGTGAATGGCTTGTAGCTGTAATAGATTGGCTCGTAGCCATTTTCTTTGAGGATTTCCATGAAGCGAATACAAGCATCTGTATTTGCCTGTTTATCCCCGCTTGCGTGATCTTCGTAGTCAAGACACAAGTATTTTACTTTTTGGGGCACATTGTCAAGGAAGTAGCGTGCTTCTCGCTCAGCTTCTTCGATGTCACCACCAAACCAAGCAAAGTGATAGAATCCAACAGGATTGGATTGCTCAACTTGAGCAGAAAGGCAAGGGTTTAGGTAGTTTGTACTCTCTGAAACCTTTATGATTGTATTTTGTGTGCCCATATCAGCCAGAATACCTGTAATATCGTATCCATTGTGGCTAGATACGTCGATGAATAAGTCGTTTTTTTTCACTTGTTTATTTTCCTTTCCATGCATCATTCATTTGCATGACCGCTGACTCGACAAATGTGTCAAGGTCTTTGTCGGTCATGCTGATGTTGTATTTGGTCAGCTCAGCACGGATTTTAGTTCGTGCCTGCTCCAGCTTCTCTTCGCCTTTATATCCAGTTGCAGCTGATACCTGCTCCACAGCGTTGACAGCATTTTTAGCTAAGATTTCGACAATCTTGATGGTCTTTTCACCGCCTTTTTGAATAAGGTAGTCTTTGATTGCCTTGACTGAGATACCAGCCAAAATGACAAGGATGCTGATTGCTCCGTTTGTGATGATTTCAGTAATTTGTTGCATGTGTTATTCTCCTTTATTTTTATCTTCATCTTTTTCAAGTAAGCGTTGAAATGCTTTTAAGATTGGCTGAAAAAGAGTGATATTTCCTTTTAATTTACGGTAATTTTCAATAAGTGATTGAAAAGTAAATGCGATGTACCCGAGATATATCGAGTACAAGAATGCGAAGCCTGTCTTTTCAGGCAAGAGTACGGACATCGGAATAAGGATCATCAGCAAGAGGACCCCTAAAATCTTACGAAGGAGTCCATTGATACCGATTTTACTCTTATACTCGATGTCAGGATTTGCAATAGCAGCAATCGTTCCAGTCAGGAAATCAATGATTTCCATCAAAACAATCAAAGAAAGAGCGTACAAGACCAGACCATCTTCAGTCTGGACTACGCTTCTGAAAAAATTAAAAAATTCGATTTGCATACAACCTCCTATTACTCAATACGAGGCATTACCACGGTCAAGACACCTTGCTGTAGCATTTCAGCAAGTGATTGCCCCTTGTAAGTGTATCCTTCAGACTGTTGCATTTGGAACTTGAAAATTGTTTTAGTTCCGCTTGGCCACTTCGGATTGGTATCAAATGGATAATCACCTGCGATAATGTCTCCGTTGTTGTAACGTTTATCCTTAGCAAGTGGCTTGATGAATGCTGCTACCTTTCCATAAGCGTGGGTAGGCATACCTCCATTTTGAGATACTGCCAATGCAATCAAGACTTCAGTGATAGCTGATACCGTGTCAAGATTTTCTTTTGTTTCTGTCGCAGCTTGCTCAGCTTGAGCCGCTGCCTCTTTGTTCTTTTGCAATTCTTGAGCTACTTTGCTGAATTTTTCGTTTTCAGCTCTGTTTGGGAAATTCTCCTCATAAAGCGACTCAAGAGCAAGCTCAAAAAGCTCAGTATTGGACAAGCTAATTTTGTCAGCTGGTAGCAAGATAGGTACAATAGCACCATCTGAGTTGACAAGTGTGACCTTTGTAGCGGATGCTGTTCCACTTGCGTCAAATTCTTGGGACTTTGTCCCGTACTCTAATTTCATAGTTCCTCCTTAAATTTTGAAAGATACATTATCAAAGTTGAGCCAAGTGGCGTCAACGTTCCCCTTTACGACTACGTTACCGCTTGGATAGATCCCGACAACTGCAGGGCCGTAGTCATTGTTTAAAGCGGTTTTGAATAGCGTTGTGGATGGTCTGAAATTTTCAGGCAAAGTAAAGATAATTGACTCACGGGTAGTCTTTCCGCCTTTACAAGTCCCTTTTAAATAAACAATCCCGTCGAACGTTTTTGAAAACTGCACTTTTTCATACTCAGGATGATGGTTCCATCCATTTTGTAAAACGGCATTTTGCCAAGGTGGGCTCTGAATGTCATCTTTGGTAGCAATCTCTTTCCATTGCGTTGGAGACCATTTATTGGCATTGTTATAGGTTCTAAAGAAAAACCTATTCGATGTTATCCCTGTGAAAAATTGCACGCCTTTCCAACTGTCAAGCCAATAGTTTTGAAATAGTCCCCAATCGTTGCCAGTAGGGTTATCTGCGTACTTTCCATTTCTCCAACCAAACTCAGTTCCTTGCTTACTCCAAATATCATCCCATTGAGCGCTACCTCTACTTAAGCCACCATAAGCATTAGTCAGCTGATACTGCTGAATTGGCTTGTTATTCGAGTAGATATCTCCTAGAACATCTAATGAGCCTGGTTTCCCAAATTCTGCAACCTTACCGATGCCTACACGTCCGTTCTTATCATAGGACATTACTACGCTTTCAGTTGCTACTGTTGTAGAAAATTCAACGTTTGTAAACTTGTCCTCAAGCTTACCAATAATCACAAAGGATTTATTCGATGGATAATTCCCCGCCATGTTAGCAGCTGAATTAGTCAATGTATGAATACTTGTAAAATTACCAGATGCACTCCCATTATCATCCGTGAAATTCTCATTACCTATCTGAGCAACTTTGAAAGTTAAGGACATTACATTCCTTTGCTTTCCTGACTGCATTATAGGGGCTATTCGGGCATTTCTTAACACTTGCAATGTATTTGGATTACCTCTAGTTCTAAGTGCGGAGAAGCTAAAGGAGGGAGCATAATACTCAATCACGTTGATAGTAATCTCTTTAGTATCTGATTGTTTGCCCCGACTATCGACAACATAAGCTCGAATGGTCGCCAAACCGCTAAAGTTCATGATACCGAAACTACCACCGTTTTTAGTTACGACCATTTTTTTATTAACGATTTCAGCTCGATATCCTGTAATAGTAGATCCATAGGCGCCAGATGGATTATTGAAGTTAACTTGAATATCAGAAATAATCTGTAAAAAGTCATTTCCACTCAAAAGCCTTCTTGCAACTGTATTCATGTCAGTTAATGAAAGACCTGTGAAGGTAGGTTTTACACTGTCTGGGATTTTAAAGTGCCATCCATTGGAGTACACATCGCTTCCAATTTGGGTAGACCCATTATATGTTCGAACACAGATGTCCATTAGCCCTGAACTAGATTTAGGTAAGTGTCGAGCAAGATCTAAAGATGGAGTAAAGGATACACTTGTCCCATGGTCCTTCCCTAGGTCAATCCATTCGCTTCCAAAAACTCGGTACCAAACTTGGTGAGTGAATGCACTTGCTTTTCTGTCGATTCGTATAGTATGACGAGAGCCTAGATTTCTATCTCCGTCTAGACCAGCAACCGCACTAGAACGAGGCAAGCTGGATAACGTATACTTAGTCGAGATAGTAATATTTCCGTGAACTCCGTTATTCGGGTCAAAGGAAGCCCAAACTGAAAAAGTCTTAGTCCCGTCACTATTATGAGGAACAGTGACTTCTCCACTTGCGAGCGTTACCTCTTCTCCGGACGTGTCGTAATCCGGGTGACTGCTATGAACACTTGAACCGTTTAACCATACTGACAGGTTACTAATATTCCCATAAGTCCATGTTCTATAAGCTCCATCGCGGTCGATAGTAGCCCGCCACCTTACTTTCGAAGAGTTATTAGTAATGTCCTGACTAACTTGTTCGACGTAAAGGTTCAAATGCAATGGGCCACTAGAATTGATAAATTTAGTCATTTTCCTCTTTTTAACCTCCTACATATCGAATAACATTCACATCTTTGTCAAGATAATACTGTTCTGTTCTAAAGCGTCCGATTTGAACTGACGCGGTGAAAATACCGTTGTCGATATGAATCACACCTTGCGAAATATACATTACTTCCTTACCTGCAGAAAACATAGAAATCCTATCATGACTGACTTTGATTGATGAACTAGCATCGTTCTTTCCAATGATGAGCCCCTCATTTGAAGCGCTCATATAGGTATCGATAAACTTTTTCATCTCCTTCAAGCCACCAAATTCTATTGATAAAAACTCAATTCTTCTGCCCGCTTCGATTAAATCAGATTCAGATTTTTTTTGACTTTCTGCATTTGATTTTACCAAAGCATTATAGGCTTTTTCTAAATCACTGAACTGATCCATTGTCGCTTTAGCTTTTAATTCTACGTCATGAAGTTGAGCTTTTTCAGCTAGAGCATTTAATTGGTCATTAGTCAATTTATGGTCAGCTTTAGAGTCAATGTCTCTCTGGATATCTTCAGTAGCTTCTGAAAAGTCTGTAGAGACTGTTCCTACCTCTACTTTTGGAAAGGCAATCCAAACAGTAGCAGCGGTAAATATATGTAAAATCAGCTCATTAGTTGCATTTGAGTTTTCTTTTTTCGTCAACTCAATGTCATAAAATTTCCAATCGGTGGTCAACGAGACACTTTCAACGGCGTTCCGATATCCTGCCCTAGCTTGAAAATTCGTATTATTGACAGTAGATTTTGCCCAAAAACTAAACCGAACAGGTTTATTTTTCATCTCGTCAACGGTGCCCAAACGTGTATCCCCACCAGTTCTAAACGTAACTTTTTGATTAGTCGCCTTACCGTTATAAGTAGATACAATTTTTAAAGTATTAGCTCCTCTGAATTTGATATTAGTATCTATGCTCAAAGTGAGCTGTCCTTGCGTTTGCTCCTGACTATCATCTAAAAAGTAAGTTGAGTATCGTTCTCTTAGACTACGTTTGAATAGTGAATTAAGAAAGAGATTTCTTCCACCAATCTCTACATTCTCAAAGAGAGCGGTCCACTTATACTGTGCAGGATTCTGACTGTCTGCCTCAGTGAAATCAGTGTAAGTACCTAAATAGCGCTTATTTGTGCTATCTGATGTACTAAAACCATCACGACCGTCAGCAGAATTAGCCCAAGCTCTATGCAAGTATGGAGTGCGTCCGTCAGCTCCAGTTTTTCCTGGGATACCTTGGTCACCTTTCGGGCCTTGCAAACCTTGGGGTCCAGGAGTCAGTTCAATTTTTTTTAGATCTTCTTTCGTTGCTACATCTTTAGAGTTTATTGTGAGCTTATCAATGTTCATCACAACTTTGCCGTCACGTACGGAAACAATCTCTTGCAAACCATTCATGATTCGCAAACGTGCTAAATCCAGATCTCCAGCAGTTATTTTTTTGGCATTTAACGTAATGTAATTACCAATTGCTGCGGAGACTTTTTTTGCTAGCAATTCATCCGTGGTCATCGTATTGACAATTTCTCCAACATTAGCGCTGTCTGCCTTTTTGACCCATGAACCTTCTACACGCTCCCACATTTCAACATAGCCACCATTAGGTTTAAACCATATATCTCCATTTTTTGGTTTGGTAGGGCTTGATGTATCAAGGTACATACTACCTTGTTTAGTGATAAGTTCGTCCAAATACTCTATTTGACGTTGCATGGACCCCTTATATTTATAAGTACCTTGTGCAACTCCAGCAGCATTTCCACTACTATGGGCAGATAAACCACCATCAAACGAAAGTTTGTAGGACAGCATTGGAATATCAAAATAGATATTTTCATCCCAGTGTACTGTAACCCAGTCACCGGATTCCATGGCCATATCACCACGCCAGGACAATGTATATGGATAAAAGTTAAAATCACGGTATTCATTGAAGACACGATCCAGAATTTCTTGTGTAACCCATGGATTTTTTAACTTCATGATATTACCTGTGGACAATCCTGATTTATACACAACCTTATCAGCAGACTTACACTCAATACCTTTCAACCTGTAAGGTATCTCATCACGTTCTAATCCACCAGGTTTGTACATATCTTTAGTAATATGTCTCGATGTCGTCTTTAATTTGATAAAATCAAGCTTCCCATTACGATTAAATCTGACGAATCTTCCTGATAATTGTGCCAAGTAAACCAACGCCTCACGATAACTTGTTTTTTCTAGTTTCTTCGCAACTCGATCATTTACTAATTGGATATTAGTATCTGTCGTGATACCTGTCAATCTCACGATTTCGGCTAAAATATCCCTTGTATAAGCTGGATAAGTAAGCTGACTATCATAAGCACCAGATAATCTAATAAACTCGTCCTGTAGCTTAATTTTGGTCTTTTTATCATTACGGTCTAGCTTGACCTCGGCGACAAAAAACTTGCCAAGTGGGACGGATTTACCCGCAATCATTACCGACATTGTTGCAGGCATCATTTCTTGCAGACCTTCAATAATCTCTTTAATTTCAATTTCTAGGCTGTTGATGTATCCACCACCAATTGTAAAATCATTACTATTACCGATGGAACTATCGTAAGTAGCTGATGCAATTTTGGTTTTTGTGTATCTCTTACCGTTTAAGTCAAAGTTAGCCTCAAACACGCGCAGATGGTTCTCTATTGCTTTGATATAATCTGATGTTACTTCTAGCATAATCCCTCCTACTGCTCGATAATAGATACAGATAAGCCGTTGTAATAGGTCACACCGTCACTCAGACGTCCCATTACTGTCTCTGTGATAGTTCCACGGTAACCAGTGATAGATTGTCCTAAAATGTTTGCAGTAAAAAATCCGGCTACCAATTTAGACTTGATAAGATTTCTTTCTGCTTCTGTGATAATTCCCCATTTGATGGAGAATGTACGTTTTTCTGCAATGACGTCACCCGTCATCAATCCACTAGCACTACGACCGGTAGAAGACGACCAGATAATCTCATTATTGATACTGATTTCAACTGGAGAAGCAAGAGCTACTCCACCTACTGATATTTCACTCATGCATACCTCCTAAATCATGAGGGGGGATTCCCCTGTTTTAATTGCAATTTCATTGATTTTATCTACAATTTTCTTGGTGATTTTATCACCATCAATTGTCAAATCAAGAGCACGAACCGCTTGCAACAACTGTGTCAGTAAGGCTAGAACTTCTGGTCCACCGCCATTATTTGACAATTCTGCTGCACGACGTGCCATTTCAAGCATTTTATTTTCCGGAGCAACGATCTCACCGTAATGCTTGTTGTCACCAATCATGGCAATTTGTGGTGTGTTAGCCTTAACAAAGCCACCTTGAGCAAGTCGAGGTAGTCCAATGTAACTAAATCCACCGATATTTACACCAGGTAATTTATTAATCACGCTAATAGCGCCATTGAGTAAGCTGATACCACTATTGATTGTGCTTTCTACCGTGCCAAGCACCCCGTTAATAACGCTACGTACAGCACCGCCAATGGCACTCCCTACCATGGTTCCAACATGAGTAAACGTTGAGCGTATTTGCCCCCAAAGTCCGCTAAAGAACCCGATAATGCCAGAAAATGCATTCTTGACATTGTTATATGCTTCGCGGAATTTTGAAGAAAACCACCCTGGTATACTAGCAAGAGCAGATTGGATATTACTCCACTTTCCTGCAAACCAACTTGCAATAGGATTGAAGATACCTGTCAAACCTGTCCACGCGTTGCGGAACTTGTCTTTGAACCAATCAGGAATAGAAGCAAGATTGCTTTTTAACTCATTGTAGCGTTGAGAGAACCAAGAACCAATACCGGTAAAGATAGCAACAATGGCATCCCAGGCTTGTTTAAACTTGTCCTTGAACCATTGAACAACAGGTGCAAAAATGGTCTTAACAGATTCCCACCAACGTGTGAACTCTGCAATCATCGAATCGATATCAATTCCAAGTGCGGCTAAGAGAGATTGGATGATACCGGAAAATAGATTTTTAATTCCGTTCCAAGCTTTATCCCAATCCCCTGTAAAAACACCCGTTACAAAATCAATCAAACCAGATAGAGCTTGAGCAAGACCACCGATAATATCAGAGAGTGCTGCAATAGCATTGATCAATGCTGTACCGATAACTTCTGCTAATCCGCTAAGAATCTCCATAAATTTTGTGACATCTACATTCAAAACAAAGTCTTCCCAAGCTGCTTTGAAAAAATCAAAAAAACTACCTAAAAGCATAGAGAGATTATCGATAGCTGGTTTTACATGAGCGTCATAAACTTCCGAAAACATTTTGCCCAATTTTGATAGAACTGGATTGAGGTAAGTATTCCACCCATCCAAAAAGCTTTTCATTAACTGACCAAAACCACTTGTCAAAGAGTCAATAAATGGTTTTGCTTTGTCATCGTACACGCGTTTCAACGCATCACCAACATCATTTACCAGTGATTCTAAACTTTCAAAAACAGGAGCAATGCCATCTAATAATCCTGTCCAGGCTTGTACTAACTGTGGAACATTCGGGACTATTGCTTTTTCAATTCCTTTAGCAAAATCTCCTGCTATCTTACTGCCTAATTCGATTACTGTGCTACCAGCACTTAAAATCGCAGATACAATCGCACTGCCAATTCTAACAGCACCAGAAGATGTGATGACATCGTAAAAACCATTTGAGAAAGCTTGAACGATATTACCAGCAACCTCAGCTACGTTTCCTATGTTGGTAAATAGAGATACAAGAGCGCTCTTAATACGCTCTTTTTGGCGCTGTAAGCCATTAGCTATACTTTCGGCTATAAAGACTCCTATCCCGAGAGCAACAGTCCCTATCGAGCCAACAAACTGCCCTAGAGCATAAGCTATCTTATCAAGCATAGTTTGAAAAGAAGCAACAACTTTTGGATCTGTAAAAATCTCTTGTAGTAATTCACCGATTCGTTTTAAAGCACTCTGAAGGCGTTCAACACCATCAAATCTAAATGAAGCATTGAAACCGTCCTGGAACAATTTGACGAGTTCAAGCAATCGTTTAAATAATCCATCAAACAGACCGTCTAATTGATTCCCACCTTCAGCAATTTTTCCCATGTCGACTTCAGCGCCTTTAGGTGTTCCACCACCTCCGCCGCCTGAACCGCCAGGACCGCCTCCGGAATCTCCACCACCATCTCCGCTATCGGATGAGTCAGATAGTTTATTGATTTGGTCAAATCCCATGAGAGATTTCATTTCTTGGGCAGCTTTCTTAGCTGCTTTACCAGCTCCATCCGCAGCCTTTCCGGCTCCTTTAGCGGCTTTTCCTAAGTTGCCAGCTCCTCCTGCTGCACCATCAGAAGCCTCGCCTAAATTACCAACTGCATCAGCTGTTTCTTGGATACCCGATCCTTTCATAGACTTCTTGCCAGTAAATAGCTCCGTCAATGCTTTAAAAGCATTACCCACTGTCAGCAATTTGCTGAGCAAAAAGTTAATGACTTTGATAACTGGGGTAAAAATGTTAATCAAGCCAGCTCCGACGCTTGCCATAAAGCTTTCGAACTGTAGCTTCATGATCCTGACTTGGTTAGCCCAACTATCAGATGTCCTAGCAAAGTCACCACTAGCCAATGAAAGCTTGTCTGTTACAAATGCGAACCGCAAAGCAACTTTTTCAGCCTCAGACATTTCTTGTGTCGTCTTTCCAAATCCGTTAGCCATTGCATAGGCATCAAGCGCTGATTGAGTCATGACCACACCTAAATCTTTAAGTGTCTCTGTTTCACCAGTAAAGACTGATTTCAGCTTTGTGTAGGCTTCATCTTGACTAATATTATAAAAAGATGCCACATCGCCCGCTAAACTAGTTAAGGCTGTCGACATCTCGTAAGCTTTTTGCTCGTTAAAACCAAAAGCTTTAGTCATCGCTCCGAATGTACCGGTGTATCGTTTTGCCATGGTCTCTGATAACCCAGAGGTATACATAGCTTGTTTTGCAAAGTCATCGACTTGCTTGCTCATGCGTGGGAAAGCAACGTCAACAACGTTTTGTACTTCGTTGAGATCTGAGCCGAGCTTGATAGCTTGAGCTCCGAAATCAACAAGTTTCTTGATTGCAAATGCTCCTGCAAGCATCTTGGCAGCTTTCGTTGCCATCCCTTGCAAGCCACTCATCTGGCCTTTAAATTGTTTGTCGTTTACGACAAGGTCAAGACCAATCTGACCAACTGTCTGCGCCAATAGCTATCACCTCCTACTTAGCCATCTCAATAAAGGCTTGTTTTAATTCTTCAAGAACTTGAGTCAAATCTTGTTCTGTTTTCTCTTTGGCAAGTCTCAATCTCCATTCATTTCGAATACGGTGCTGACCTTCTGAAAATACTTCTAGCATTTTAGGGTCATCTTCGCTTCGAATTTGGACGATTCGACCAAGCGGTGTTTCTCCGGACAAACCAGCTAAGAGAGCCTTGAACTCTTTCCACTTCATATTCTTAAATTCATTAGAGTATACAGATAAGCCATACTGTGTCCTAAGAGAGCTGACGATTAAATCGAAATCCTCAAATAGGTCATAGTATGGCTCACTGTTCTCCCACTTCTTCTTCTCCCATGACCAATGTCATCGCTGCTTCAATAACTTTAGTTAAATCAGCAAAATTTAAGCGCATTTCATCAAGTGTTTTGCGACTATTTTCAGGGAAGATTAGCTCAAACATTTCCATCATTTTTTTGGCAGATGGAGTGCCTTTTTCATCACCGATAGTCTGCATCAGAGTCAGTACAGTTGTTGCATCTGTATTGACTTCAATTTCAGCATCTTTAATTTTCAATTTTGGATTTTCTTCAAAATTGAGTTTTTCTGTGATATCAATTACTTTGGACATTATTCAGTTTCCTTTTCTTCAAATAAAATGTTGATCAGTACTTGACCAGTTCGATTTTCTTTGCTTGCCATAGCTTCGATTCGCTCTTTGGATTTACCGCTTAAATCAACGGTATCTCCAGCCTTATATTCGATACCTGTATCGATATCAATAAAAGCTATGGTTGCTGTTGCGTTGGTTTCTTCAGCTTCAACCATATTTCCTCCTTAAAAATAAAAAGAGGGTCGAAACCCTCTAATTTAACCTGCTGGCACCACTTCCGGTTTACCATTTGACATAACATCAAATGACAATGGTGCAACGCCAGTTGAATCCCCCGAGATAAAGTCCTTAAGATTGATAACCGCGTCTTTAAATTTGATTTTGGTTCCATCCGGGAAAGTCCATTGAAAGTCCGCTTCAGAATCGCGACCATTTTTAAACGCAAGACCTGCGATGTAGTCGTTACCTGCATCACCTACATTTCGTTTACCAGAAACAGAAATTGTAACTGACTTCGCAGTCATCAAACGACGTGTCCAACCTTTTTGGTCAAATGGTTTCCATTCTTCAACACCATTGTCAAATGATACTGAAAATGATTCCATGTCTGCAATATCAACAAGTGATTCAAGTCCTGCAGTTCCTTTGTTTACTTGGAACTGGTTTTCATATACGGGGAATACCCCAGTTTTCTGAGCCATTAGTTGCCCTCTCTTTCGTAATATAAATCAAGCTCGATAACACGCTCATACACGTTATTATCATCTGTTCCTACGTCCACAGGCTCGTTCTGTAACAAAGCGATCATCTTAATAGGTGTTCCACCGATAACAACCGATTCTGCCTCAAATAGACGATTATAGAGGTACTGAGCACGCTTCTCTGTCTCATTCGCATTCTTGTTCCAGTGAATTAAAATGCTGACTGATTTGACATCATAGCTTGCCAGTGATCTGCCTCCGATTGCTACCCGAGGACCATCGATTGTCTTTCGTTGATAGATTCCTATACTGTTTTCTTGCTTATTATCAAGCTTGCCAATGTAGTAGTTGTTAGCTGCATTAAATGTTTTAATCCAGTCACGGACTTCAGCTAGTGTAATCATGCTTAAACCCCCGTGATTTGTTTGTAAAGTCGCCCGTAGGCTTGTTTTATTTTGTGTGACTTCTTGCCACCATCAGCCCAGTCCTCAAACCACTTTCCTTTTGCATGAGGATTTTCTTTCGTCTGGAATTTATATTCAGGATGAAAGTACAATCGTCTTGCGTAAGGAGTAGAATGTACCAGGCTTACTACTCCTTGGGATGAACGTGAGTAGTCTGGAGCCATTGCATCTCCTTGCAACACACCTTTATCAAAAGGCACTACCTGCGCCTGCACAACTTCTGTATGCAGGTATTCAGCAGTCTGTTCCAGTGCTATGATTTGAGCTCTTTCCAGTTTGCGGATAGTGCCAAAATATAGCTTTACTGTAGACTTCGCAAACATAGCATCACTCCAATCCGATGTAAGTATAGTTAACAGTCCCGTCTGGATTTCTAGCTTTCCGACTATCGGCAATCCTCCTGGCAATACCAAATACAATTGCAGTCCCTCCGCTTAATGTAGCCAAATCCGGTGCAATATCACCAACAAAATAGGCTGATCCAGTAATTTGGACCAGCTTCTTCTGCTCGGTTAGGACTGTTTTGACACCGTCCTGATAATTGCATTTTAGATTTTCTCTAAACGCCTCCAAAGGTTCGCCGTCTTCAGAAACTCCTTCTTGGTTGACTGTGATTGTGATTGGTGTCTGGCAAAATTGAGGTAAGACAAGTTGTGGAAATTTCATCAAATAACCCTCCTCGTCAATCCTGTTTGTTTCAAAAGTTCATAGGTTTTGCGATAAATAACAATACCTTGCTCTGTAGCAATATTCCAATTTGATCCAAATTGCATTGACACACCATTAATGCTGTAGTTTGAAACTGTAGTAGCTATCAAATCAGCATTAACCTCCTCAAAGTCAACAATCTGACAACAAGCCTTTTGGATAACTTCCTGCTGAAATGGTGTCAGATTGTCGAATCCAATGCCACGGATTCGGTTGAACGTAAGTATATCAATCTTGTCAGAAGCTGATTTAAGTTTGCTAGCCAGAACTTCTGGATCAGCAGAAATCACACCAACAAACGTCTTTTTGTAATAATCTGGACTAGCATACATGACTGTTACTCCTTAGCTCCTTTGAGCTTCTTAATCTCATCCTTAGCATTTTTCAATTCAGCCAAAACTTTTTCGTGCTCCTCTTTTGACACCTTGTCTACAGATTCACCATATTTAAGTTCACCATCTTCGTAAACTTCAAAGCCACGACCAACAAAATCATTGATCGCTGACTCATCGATATCATAGACGCGAGCGCCCTTAATTGCTTTTAATGCCATATACTACACCATCCTTTCTTACGCTGTCGCGTTGATAAAGATACCCGCTGCTTTATTCTTAATCAAGAATGCATCCATGTAGAAGCGAGATTGGAGCAAGTAGTTGTCAGCTGTACGTGAGTCATGTCCTGGTGTAAATACTTTGATGTAAGAGTATTTTTCACGAGCAACTTCACAAGATGGGTGGATCAAGATGAAGTTCATTTGTTTCGCTTCATCTGTTGCGACACAACCATTTGTAAAGTTGTATTGTGATTTCATGCGAGCTGATTGCACTTGTTTGATTTTAACATCATCAAGGCTATAGATAGAGCGTTTGACGTCGCCATTTGAACCATTCACTCCTAGCACGCGTTGGATGTCTTTAGCCTGTTTGAAGAGCTTGTTGACAGCTGGAGTGACGTACAAAATGCGACCTTCAGATGGAACACCTGCTTCATCCATTTTTTCCATGGCGTCATCAAATTTTTGCAAGATATTTTCTGCAGTCAATGTTGTAGTGTCGATAGTGGCGCCATTAGCAGCATACTTCCCAGCTTCTGTGTATAGTTTTGAGAACACGTAGCAATCTTTTTCAGGAATGCCTTGTTCAGTTTCCAGAGTGTTTTGGACATTGGCAATAGAGACGACAAGGTTTGTTTCATCAACATCCATAGGATCGATTGCAAATTCAATGTCGCGGTCATGTTCGAGTTTCTTTGGTTCCCAATCGTTTGAGATTGTTCCAGAATTAAAACCGATAGTTTGACGATTGTGGTCTTTGTAACCAGATACTGTGATGTTTGGCAGCTTGATTGTTTGAGCGTTGATAAATTTCACTTGCGGATTTGAGTTAAACAAATCTACAGACGCAAGCTCCTTTGCATATTTTTGATGCAAAGCTTGTTCGAATTGTTCTGCGTAGTTATAAACTGTCATAATTTAATTCTCCTTTTTTTAAAGACCAAACGCTGCAGCAATGGCATCAGTTTGGCTAGTTTGTTGTGTTTTACCGGTAGATCCGATTTGTTGAAACCCAGTTGACTCTTCTTTGTTTGGCTTCAGTGCAGGAACGTCTTCCAAAACTTTTGCGACAATAGCTTTGAAATCTTCTGGTTTCGATTCAAGTGTGAGAGTTGATATATCAGCCAATTTCATCACATAAGGTAGTACACCAACAGGCAATCCTTCCTCGATTGCTGCTAATTGTAGATTTCGCTCTAAATTAGCTTGCAATGCACTTGCTTGCGCCTGCGTTAACTGTTGCTGTAGTGATGTGACGTCTGGTGTTGCATCAGCTTTCTGAGACTTAAAAGCAGTAATAGCTTGAGCCATTTCTTCACCACTCAATCCTTGCTGCTTAAAGTAATTTTTTAGCACAGTGTCTTCAGCAACCTTTTGCTTGCCTTCGACAATGCTAGCGATTTTGTCATAGTCAATCTCAGGAGTGCTAGCTGATTGAGTTTGGCTTGACGTGTCTTGTCCACCTGCAGAACCAGAGCCGGTTCCTGTATCTGCATTATGGAAAAATAGTTTGCGTTTGAACATAGCGTTCTCCTTTCAGTTTTAAGGGTGTCTCCCTATTTCAGTTATTGTCACTGGTGTCTCCACGTAGTTTTTAGTCTTCGGACAAAAATTAGAGTATAAGAAAAACCGCGTCGAATTCGAGGCGGTTTATAGCAATTTACAGTGATTTATAGCAGTCTATTCCTGCAAGTCAAGATGTTGGATCACCTCCTAATCTTTAATGGCACGGTTTGAAACCTTTGCGTAAACATCCACATAAGTCTCTTTCTTGTCTCCGTTATGCGTGATTTCTGCATAATCTCCACAAGGTTCGCTTGATGTAATTGCGTTCGTACTAACAAGAGCTTTCCAGTTTTGCAGGGTCTTGCTAAACCAAACTACAAAGCAGTCTTCTGCTTTGATTTCACGATCTGATAAGCGCGAAAATTCTTGTGATGCCAATTGTTTTGCTTTCTCTAACATTTCATTCCTCCGTTTTTTCATATGTTTCTGCAAAAATATCAGGCTTACATGGATAAAATTCACCTTGCACGCCTTTGATAATGTAATCGTCTTTTGATGCTTCCATGATGCCCTCTAAGGTCACAATAGATAGTTTTCGAGTGTTTAAATCGTAGGGTACAGATTCAATACCCATAAAAGTAGCGATTTCTTTTACATTTTCGCCCGTCCACTGCACCGCCTCAATGACTACTGGTTTCTTTCTGTATTTCATTTTTTCAATCCTTTCTGAATACAAAAAAAGCACCTTATCGGCGCTCTGTGATATTAACAATCGTAAAATACATACTTCTCACGTTGCAGTCTACGTCTTTTCTCTTCTGAATCATAGCCGTACTCATCTGCAAAATAATCGTATTGATCTTTGATACATTTGTCTAATTTTGCTTCAAAGATATCACTCTCTTCTTGTGGTCCATAGATAGCCGCTACAGGAAAAATCGGGGCTACTAAACGATATCCAAAGATGTCGCTGAATGTATCTGCTTTTTCTGCTACACGTTGATAGCTTTCGATAATCCGCATGACTACCTCTCCTTTAGTTTATTTATAACATAATTATAACTCTCAGGAAAGGTTTTTTCAAGTATTTCTCTTCGTTCACTATCAAATTGTGCCTCAAAGACATGCGCAAAAAACTCGCTCTCTATATTTCCTTTTTTCTCCCAGTAAACGAGCGAGTGCGAATACTTACCTTGTATTCTACCTTCACTCAACGCTCCTAATATATCAGATGCCGAAGAAGCTTTATCGTTGATGTGGATTGCTTCGAAAATAGTATCGTCAGATAAATTGATAAAGTCTTTACGTAGAAGTTGCAGTATTTTTTTATCCTTTGTGAATTCCCAACCCAGCTTCTCATCTATTTGGTGACCAAATTCATGGAAATAACCAGTACCAGGTCCGCGAGGGTCGTCTACGTCCTTATACATGTTCAGGAAGAGTTTTCCAGATTCATATCTCACAACTCCTGTTTCTGCAATAGTTGCAATCGCCGACTGGTCGGCTAATCTTGCAAACAAGGCTTGTCCAAGCTCTGTACCATCCTTGAATTTTTTTCGAGTCGCCTCGATATACATGTGTCGTGTCTCTGCAGAAATCTTCTTCGAAGCTACGCCACTAGTATCTCTAGGCAATCTCTGACGATTGATGAATTTCTTGTAATCACTATCACTCTCGAGTGAAAACTCTTGGTATAATTTGTATCCTTTTTCCGCTTCAAAGTATTTCAGATTTTCTTCTGCATTAGACTTAAATTTAGACCATTCTTCCGCCCTTAATGTGTACTTCTGAACATTGTCTTTATCGAGACTGAACTGCGATAATCTGCTAAAGCGTTTCTCCTGTCGCTTAGCATGCTGAACTTTGTTATCCAGTAACTGTCTTTCCTTGATGTCGTCCAATTCCTGATTTGTAAATATTTTCTCTGGCTCGCTACTTATCCCAGGGAAATAAGTTGTATGCTTATCTTTGCAGTTAGGGTGATACAAACCAGCCGCCATTGCAGAACTTAACAATGGATATGGACCATCAGCCGCACTGCCTCCTGACCAGACATCATCAATCAATACTTTACCTTCAAAAGGCATGCACAGAGGACATGCATTCGAACGCTTGTTTAAGATAACAGTATGAACCCCCCACTCCTGGCGCTTGACTCCCTCACCCATTAGGTAGGCTCTTTTGGTTGCTGTCCGAATGGCCATGTCAGCGTACGATACGATATTGACCATAGCACCGTTACTGTATTGGATGCATGTGATTCCCCGACTTAGAAAATCTTTGGTGGCCATATCCACTGATTGCTCGTAAGTCTTAGCTCCTGTGTTAGCTGCAACCTGGGCATCAAATATTGTACGCCTGTACTGGTCGTCTGTATACCGCAATACAGCATGCTCTGCCGTCTTCATATCGTGTTCAATAGAGTTAAGTAATGCATTCAGCTTTCGTTCATTGATAGCGAAAAAAGAAGCTCCTAGGTTATCTTTTTCACCGTTTAGTTCAAAACCGTTCTTGATAGCTTCCAGGATAGACATTTCCTCATCATCCATGCCTTGCCTATAGGCTTCTTGTATAGCTGTGGAAATCTTGCTATTGATATTGGCAAACTCTTTGCTATATTTTTTGGCATTAGCTCGCTTAAATCGTTCAAGCTCTTTCAATTGAGCGACCTGCCATTGTTCCCATTCAAAACCTTCAGCAGTTTCCTCTGCCTTATGCCTTCCTAGATTTCTAATCATTGAATCAAGCAGATCGTTTTCAATTCGCTCAAATGCTTTAGATACATCATAAGCCATTGCAGTACACCTTAAAACCTTGCGCTTTAAAACTTCTCAATTGTCGTTTCAAAGCTGTTTTACTAGGCATTTTGAGATTGAGCATATCCAACTTGTTGTTCTTCTCAACAGCATAGATACCAAACTCTACATTATCACTCGCTATCTGTAGAAGTCCCTGCGCTTCCTTCTGACTCATGTGATAGATCCTCTGTCCTATCGTCACTGTCTTCAGCATCTTCAGCCTCCTTCTCTATCTCAAAATCGTTAGCAGCTTCATTCAATGATGGTACGTCGACTTCTGTCACACCTTGCTCCGCTTTGATTCTTGCCACTTCATGGTCTTTCCAGTCCTGGTCTTTTGAGTCACCGTACAATTCCTCAACGCTCGCTTCAATCGACATGATACCGCCTGTCTTAGCTTTGGATACCGTCTCAACCTGCGATTCAAAACTAGGATTAGCATACTCACCAAACGGCACGTCGACCTTGACTTTCTGTAGTGGGTTTTTCTTCAGCACGCTATCAGCATTCAAAACCATACTAATTAATTTTGGCAGGTAATCTTGCAAAGCTGTCACAATAGCATTACGAGTATAGAGTGTTGCCTTCTCTTTCTCACGTTGAGCCTCAGCATTATCTAGCTTCTTGACATCGATACCGAGTGTTGACGGGCTAATAATGCCTTGTAAAGCTAAATCAAGCGCAGTCACGTATGTACTCAAATAACTTTCGTGCGGGATATTAGCTTGTTGCAATGTGATTGTGTTCTTGGCATCCTCACCCATCGCTGTCTCAACCTTGATAAAACGATGGTCAAAAGGATTGCCCTTACTAATTTCACCTGTGTAAGGATCTCTAGGAAGTAAGTTCTCAGGAATATACTCTCGTGATCGTCCAGAACGAAGAGCATCCATCCACTGACTCCAAGACTCATCCAAGCTATCAAAGGCATCTGTCTTACGATCATAGATAGATTGACCACGGCCTTTTACTTTAGGTGACGTGTAAATCTTAAACGGCAAGCACAAGATAACAGATTTATCGAACTCCACATCGACAAGGTTAGCGGTGTACTCTGTCGCGCTCATATCTAGCTCAGTTTCGCCCCTGTAGAGCTTATAAGTTAATGAGCCATATCCGTAGATTTCCTCGAGCAAATAGTTCCGTCTGTGTTCTATGAAGTGCGTGCGGAAAATAACTTCTTTCAATCTTCCACGGTTGTAGATGCTTTCAATTCTATCTCCACCAACCCATTCAACAATAGGCAATGCTGTAAGTTCCGGATCAAATGAAATACGAAAAGCACCATCACCCATCACAAGACTATCTTTAATCGCCTCCTGCAGTTGATCGTGAAAGTTGCTATCTTCAGCAATCTCTTCCCACAAATTTCCTTGCGTTTCCTCGGCAAAGTCTAAATCATTCATATCGTGCAGCGTGATATCTACCAACCTATCAACGATGAGACCAGGTATTCCTGTGTGAATCTTTCTAATTTCTTGCCCAGGAGTACTTGTCGCTCCCCAAAAGTTGATGTTGCTATGTGGTAATTGCTTGTAGAGCTGGTCCAGTTCGTATGAGTCACCGCGATACCAAATTTGGTTCTTTGCTGCATTATCTTCAAACGTCATTGCCTCTGTAATTGTGATGACATTTGGCTGTGCCTGTTCCAGTTTGAGAAAGCTTCTCATACTCCTTCTGATCATATCCATTATTCCCACTTTATTTTTCCTTTCTTCCGATTATCTTCCTGTATGGCAACCATGCATACTGATTCGCATTGATCGTGTGATCATTTGCATCTTCCGGCTCATCTTTTCCTTCTTTCCATGAGTAAGTGTTTAGCTCTTTGATATGATTCATACAATGACTTAACACATAGTAACAACCTTGAGCTAACCAACCAATTTGAAAGTTGATCCGGTCAATAATCTTGGTTTTCTTATAAGCATTGTTAAAGATATACAGACAGCCGTATTGTCGCTTGTATTTGTTTAATTCTGTAATTGTTGCTTGGTCCGCACTATCAACAAAGACATCACGCGCCAATCCCCATTCACTACGATTGCGTTCTAGGAAATTGATAAACTTGACCACAGTATCAGATGGAGCAATCGGCACATCAAGCTCAGCGTTGTTATAGACTTCCTCATCCAGCGTATATAACTTCCCGTCATCTGATATCCCTTGGAAAATCATTGCAATTGTATCCGGACTACTTGCTGAGTAAGCTGTATCTAGTCCAGCTGTGAACCGTTGGAACGTGACCGTATTCTTTACAAAAGACTTACTCAATACGTGTTTTTTGCTATCAAAATTAACGAAGACAATTCCTGTTGCTCGTCCACGTAGGCCAAGGATTTTATTTTTGTAGAGCTTAGTCCCAACTGGTGCCGCATCCTTTTTCTTCTGGATGGCTTCTGGTGTCAGTGACAGGTTGTCATTAAACGTAAAAAACCAGTAACGCCATTTAGGGTTAGCTGGTTCTGATAGGTCTCGCATAATTTCTTCCGGCACATCGCCTGCGTATTTTTTGTACGGTCTTGCCTTGTTGATGAACTCTTTGTAGACTGGTAAATCAGGATTATCCGGATTGAGCGTTGCCATCAAATAATCATTACGTGTGGACAACTCACGAACAAACTCAATGTCAGCCGTGTTGACCTCATCAATATAGACACATCCATACTGTCCACCAAGAACCAGCTTCCATTTTTCCTTGTTGTCATACCCCAATACATAAATGATTTTACCCTCAAACTTGATGTGAGGAATCTTCGAATCTTTGTCACCATTACCACAGTAGACGGCTGTTTTATGGATGTCTAAAATTCCGTTATCCTGATTAATGATATTCTTTTCAGCTACACCAACTGTCTTTGCTGCAATGATGTGGAACTTCTTCGTGCTCCTGCTGACTGCTCGCATAAACTTGACACCAACACCAACCGTTGTTTTTCCAGCTGCCGTTGTACCTTCCAAAAAGTCCGCATCAACATTATTAAAGCTATTGCAAAAATCAATGTACTTTTGAGATAAAGGGAAGCTATTCGTCAAGTCCATCACCGCCTAGCTGACTAACGATATCGTCAAACTTCTTAGTCTCGGTAACTATAGCATTGATGTCTACTTTATCAGTCCACATTTGATGTCGTTTCCCTAGTAACTCCAAAGCTTTGTTCCTATCGCTGTTCTTTGTTGGATATTCGACAAGTTGAGGGATTTCGTTGTATACTTTTACAGACTTACCAGTCACAGGATCAGTCATCAACTCAGCTACTTTTGTCGTGACCACAATTGTCTCTTTTGCCTGACCTGATGCAATCTCTGACAACATCACAAGAATTTGTTTTTGAGTCAGAATTTTTTCGTCCTGAATTTCATCCATTCTTTTTTTGATATATTCAGAAATGTCAACTTTTGTCAACAATCTTTGTCCTTGACTTCTAGCAGTCTTTTCACTATACCCTGCCTTAATAGCTGCATCTGTTGCATTCCCGCTGATGATGTACTCATCTGCGAATCGTCTTTGTCTTTCATTCAATTTTCCATCACCACCTTTTTAATAATTAAAAAAGCCACTCGATGAGTGACTTAATGCAAGGCGACTACTACCTTTTGTGTTAATTAGAAATCAATTTGAAAGTTTTCCTTTTTTTATTTTTTGTAGTCATTTAAAACCTCTGAGGGAATCAAACCCTCTAGCTTATAACTTACCTAGGATATAAGTAGCTACGCAATCATGCGAGGTCCAGTCGCTCCGCAACCATTTGTAAGTTAATGAGTGATATATGAATCCCCACCCAGAAGATTTAACTCATTCTGGGACACAAACACTCAAAGGAGAGTGTGGGATTCGAACCCACGGAACGCACATAGGCGACCACCCGTCTAGCAAACGGGCGCATTCAACCGGACTCTGCCAACTCTCCATGTTAGGGAAGGCTTACTGCCTTACCCTTAATTCTTGATGATACTATAATAGCACGATTGTTAGACCAGTGCGCTTCAACCTAGTTCACATTAGTTCGCATTAGTTCGCTTTTATCAACTACAACACCCAATTCACGGATTGCATCTTTCTTCTTTTTGTAGAAAGTAGTCTTGCTGCATTGTAAAAATTCAATCATATCATACACGCTTGCTTTCTGAATATACACCATCCTTAAAATTGTTCGACTTGCAGGCTTAGGTATTTTATCAATCAATTTACTGAGCTCAATTCTTCGCTGGATAGCTTCAGTAGTTGCTTGCTTCATGTACTCTTTCAAGGAATCTTGCATGCTAAAAATATCGATATAACGTTCGTCTAATCGAACCTTCTGACCACCTTGAATCTTATCCATGTTCATTTTAGGACTAGAAAGTAAACTAGCTTCAAGATTAGCAAGTTCGTCTATTCGATTCTGTATCTCTTCATCCAAATTCTGTAGTTCATCAAGTAACTCTTTAGCCTTGTTCACTCTCTATCTCCTTTTGTGGTATAATAATATTATTGAGATTATAGCTGAGGCAGAGAGCGCCTTGGCTTTTTTGTTTATCATCGGTTTAAAATCTTGACGACCTCACCGATTTTGAGAGGTACCCGTACATACTTCTCCTCGTGCGAAAGGAATTTAGGGATTTTAAAATAGACGATCGTTTGATTTGGTGCCACTTGTTTTATTGTATCAATGTATTTCACCAAATTGCTGTTAAAAGCAACATTGCCTAACAGGATGAACCTTGGCAATGCCTGTCTAATCAACTTAGGTCTTCCTGAGTACGGATATTTACAAGGTTTCATGTTGGTCACCTCTCAATTCCATAGTATTCATAACCGCATGAAACGCAGCAAAAACCGTAACTATTAAAATATTCATTAAATACTCCAATTTTGCTATCGCAAATAGGACAATGCGTTCTGCGATATCTTTCTCCTTTGCTCAGACCGTTCAAAATTTTCTTTTTGCGTTGACGTTTATTCATCGCTCCACCTCCTCGACTTCCACACCCTCGCAATCAAACACCCATCCGAAGCCGGCTTCTTCTAGTTCTTTCTTTGTGTGGCATGTGCGATATTCTTCGTTTTCTTCTTCGTTGCTAAAAGTCCATACACGACCGAATTTGAAATTCAGATATTCATATCCTTTAAAAACACCTTTCAACTTCACCAAATACCGCTTCTCTTTCTCAATCTCGTAGCCATCAAGCCAAGCGCGCGCATAAGTTTCTTGGTTTTCTGCATCCGCCAACCATTCAATGCACTCGTCAGATAAGCCATTTACTTCCCACACGCTGGGTTGCAATGCAAAAGATAGACTTACAGCAAAACTCTTAAACGTTTTACACTTTTTGATCCATTCAGCCACCATTTGCGGAACTATGACTTTCTCACGTTCAACCATGCCCTCAACTTTACCTTGCTCGTAGCCCTCTCGCCATTTTGAACAGCTAAAATCCTGTTCAAATTCGCTCATGATAGCCTTTAACCAAACCTCCCTATCATGCAATGGCAATTCTCGCAATCGTGCTAGTATGTTCTTTACGTAGCGTGGAGCTTCATCTGCGTGACCTGTTTCGGATTCGGCTAGCTGTTCAATTGATTTCAATATCCAATTTCTATTAATTTCGATTGTATCTGCGATAGGCCCCTCTGTATAAGGCAAATCCTCGATACGTTTAATCAGTTCCTGTTTACGCATTTTTCTACCTCCAATTCCTTTTCTAAAGTAGTTTTATTTGTTTTTCATAATCATTAAGTCTCTGTTGAGCAAGGTTAAAGATGCCTTTGTCAAGCTCGCAACCAACATACTCAAAACCTAACTCCTGACAAGCAATCAAGCTACTTGCTGAACCGACATGAGTATCAAGAATCTTATCTCCGTCTTTTGCGTAGTTCTGAAGTAACCAGAAATAAAGATTGATGGGTTTTTGGGTTGGATGAATTCTAACCTCATTTAAAGCCTTGTTTCCTTGCTGGATATGTCCTTCGGATATTGACTTCCCTTGCAACATACCATTCCACATATAGCGAAATAGTCGCGTGCTATCATGCAAACTGCAGTATGCTAGCTCGCAATCTGAAAAACTTGAATGACCATTAACTTTGTCCCAAACGATACGTCCAGAGCCAAAAGAATAGTCGAAATAATTTACTCCCCAAATGATTTGATTTTTTGAAACTCTAAAAAGTTCGTCGAAATAATCTCGATTTGGAATTTGCCACTCTGAGGTTTCTCCGTACAATCTACTGACCCCAATCGGACTGACTTTCCGGCCGTAAAATTTTCTTTTTTCTGGACCAGGAAAATATGGTGGATCGACAATAGCTAAATCAAAATAGTTATCAGGATATCTTTTCATGACGTCCATACAATCTTCATTAAGAAATAATTTCAAGTTCTCACCTCATCCATCTTAACTTTATACATTCGATTGCCTCGATACTTGCTCTCAAGCTGAGCCTTGCATTTAGCAGCATCTCCCTCTTTCTTAAAGAAGTGGGTTTCATCTACCATATTGTCAAAATATAGTGTTACTGTGTATGACATTTCTTCTCCTTTATTTATTAAAAAATATGCTTATTTTGTGAATACTTTTTACACAGTTACAGGTTACATCACTTTTCGCAAAACATATTTTATAAAAAACAAGAATGCTGTTATATCAACGTTTATAGCACTTGCTATTTTTACTTATTAAATATTTTATATAAATGATGTAACCTTACTAATAGACACCCTAAAACATCAGTATTATCAAGGCTTTAGGAGGGTTACATCACTTTTTTTAAAATTTTATCAAAAACAGCACTCAAATCGTTGATATAATTGACTTTTCCTGTGGTTACATCAATGATGTAACCTGATGTAACCGAAACATGATTTTTGACCGTTTTTTGACTAAAAGGTTACATCATTTTCACTAAGGTTACATCACTTCTGTTTGTATATTTTTTCTAAAATATGCACGTATTGTCTTACCTTTAACCTTCTTTATTTTGTATTCCCAATCCTGATTATTGTCCATAATCAACTTGATCTTCCTAGCAATCTTTTCACCTCTCGCGCTATCGATATCAAAGACATTCTTTAATATCTGTTTGGCAGACACACTCGATTGAAGCTTCACACCTTCATATAGCAGACCGGACTCATTGCGATAGCTACCATCATTGAAGTAGCACCAGGTATATTGATGTTGCTGAGTGACTGAGAAATCTTCCCATTCTTCTGGAACCAACATTTCAAGATAGTCGTATACTTGCGATTCGGCTTCATCTTTATAAGTGAAGCGCTCCTTATAGACCGCAAGCTCATTTTCGAACTCATCATCAAAGGTAAGGATAAATCCTTTTTTGTAAATAGCGACTGCTTCACCCCAAAGCTGGAGCGCATCATGATCGGTCATATCAAATGGCTTGACAAACTGCTGGCCTGCATCCACCAGCACAGGCAGAAAGCGCCGCTCGCCAGTCTTGTCTCCTAGGTACTCAATTTTATTGCTGGTCCTTGCGATCACAAAGTTTTTAGGGAATTTTTCGGCCCTTCGACCGTAGGATCTACGGAAAGAAAGTTCTGTTTTAGTCACGAAAGCTTTTAACTCATCAAAAGTGGTCTTCCTGGAAGCAACCATCTCATCGTCGTTGACAATCAGTGATTTCAGCATAATCTCATAGTTGTCCTTGTCCATAAAATCTTTAGCCGAATCCGTGTACCAATCAACAGCTATCTTTTGCAAGAAAGTGGTCTTACCAGCACCTTGGCCACCGACCAAATCGAGCGTGTAGTCAAATTTAACCCATGGATTAAAAACCTTGGAGACGGCCCCAACAAAGAACATGACGGCTATTTTTTGAACGAAAATACTGTCCTCGGCACCTAACCAAGTTTGAAATACCTGGGCAAGTCGTTCTTTATGATCCCATGACTCATAAGCATTTTCCATATATTCTTTAACCGGATTGTAGGTTTTTTCTGCAAAAAATGCTTCAATACCATCCCTTAATGCTCCAGCCTTGAAAACTGTCTTGAAGTGATTCTCCAAATATACGCTTAGGTAGGATTCAAAGGCTGAAGGTAGCTGCCCCTTCCTTAACTGGATAGCATCCAGTTTTACGTCCTCTACGATTTCGTGTTCACCAGTAAATTCATTGTGTCTGAGAAAGTCGTTGAGCTTGTTATCGCTCTTCATTGCAAGAAGAACATTTCTAGGACTGTCAGCCACAATAGATTCAATTTCAATCTGTTCACCTTCTTCATCTAAGATTTTTTTCTTTCTGCGCGAAAATTGCTTGATTGAAATATTCGTAACATCACCTATTATGGCCACCCCCCCTCATGTGTTTCTTGATCATCGATTCGACAGTCCTACTTAATTCTTTGTGACTAAGAGGTTCTACTGAATTGTTATTGGCTGTTTCTGCTAGTTGCAGTATACAGTTCGGCTCCACTGACCTGCTCAAGAGTCCGCCCACAAATTTTGCAAGTGTATCATTTCTGCTGCCTTCATCGCCGAAGCCTAGGACAACCATTTCAAAGAGTTCTGTGGTACGGTTTCTCTTACCAGCACCTTTGCTGATTTGATAGTAGATATTATCCAGATCGCTACCAGAGTTCTTTTTGTTGTATTCCTTCTTAATGGCCATAACAAGAGATCGACTAGCAGTGACCATAGTGCCACCCTCTTTAGATTTTTCTAAGTCCCAGGCATATTCTCCTTTTGGGGTCTTAGATGGAGCAACTAAAACATAGTTATTTGGATGCGCCTTGATGTCGACGCCAGGTAGAAAGCCTATCATTTGAGTCATAGACACATCAGGATGCTTAAAGTAAAAGATATGTTTTCCACCACTTGCAGTTCTTGCCTGCAGCGTTGGAGTTATCAAATTCAGATGCTCCCAATTTGCCAAGCTCTCGTATCCGTTATGCTTACCGTGTAAGTCAATATCGATTACGAAGAATTTGTCAGTCCGGACAGCAATGTTGCTATCCGGATACTGACTCCAAAAATCCTCAATTTCTTGCGCAGTCATAGCTGGTTTATCAGCAAATTTGATCATCGGTTGCTTATTTGAAGGACTAATAGGAATAACCGAAAATCCTTTTTTTTGATAAGCCAAGGCATGTTCTTTCATTCCCATTTAGTAACTCCTTAGAATGGTAAATCGTCGTCTTGAATATCCATCGGGTTGTCATTCCCAAATGTATCATTCGAACTTTGTTGATTACGACTTTCCAACATTTGGAAATTCTCAGCCACGACTTCTGTTACGTAGACACGTTGTCCTTGCTGGTTATCGTAACTACGAGTCTGGATACGACCTGTGATCCCGATAAGAGAGCCTTTTTTAGCCCAGTTAGCAAGATTTTCAGCCTGTTGGCGCCACATAACGACATTGATAAAATCAGCCTCACGTTCACCATTTTGACTCTTAAATGTACGGTTTACTGCAAGAGTAAAAGTCGCAACTGCTACATTTGATGGGGTATAACGCAACTCGGCGTCACGTACCATACGCCCTACGAGTACAACATTATTGATCATTATTTTATTACCTCCAAAATTCTACTGAACGTACTCTCATGAAATGAGTATAATCCAGGGTGATTTCTCTTCAAAGGCTTGATAATTTTAGTAACAATTTCTTTTAAGGACATATCTGAAATTGCAAGCCAAAAGAAATCGTTTTTAGTGTAGTTGTAAACACAATCAATTTCTCCGTGCTTATAACATACACCCCAAATCTCACCTTGATGTTGATAAACCAGGATCTTATCATAATAAGCACTCTGTAATTCAATCGGACGTTTGCGCCCCAGTTCCGTATATCCCATTACTCAATACCTCTTGCTTTCTTCGCATCTGCGATAATCTTCTGAGCTTCCTTCAATCGATCAGCTGGAATGCTTTCAGGTTTGTCAACACCCATCTTATTGATAAACCATTTTCCAATTGTTGCAGCAGGACTCCCTGTAGCTTCAGCCATATTTTTGAGTTCTGTCCGAATGGCTTTAGCCTGTGCTCCCGTAATAGTTTTGGCTCCGTTACTTTTAGCTGGAGCATTGGCCGGTTGCTCTTGCTTACTATTAGTTTTTTGAGCTGGTTTTTGCGACGTACGGCCTGCTTGGCTATTCTGATTATGATATTCATCAGTATCAGGATCCTTGTTGTCATCAATCATAAATAGTCCGTTTAGGGCGTATTTTCGAGCGTAGCTGGATGCAGCACCTGTAACTTGACTACCATCCATCCCTTTTTTGCTATCATCTTCTCTAGCATAGGCTGTAGTCCCAATAGTTTCACCAACTGCATATAGAGTTGCTGTTGCTTCGACATAGTACCTGTCACCGATTTGTACAATTCCATCTTGTAAAATCAATACTGCATCGTGTTCCTGCAAGATTGGCTTCAGCGCTTCTAGGATGTCCTCTGCGCTTCGATAGCTATATTTCCCAAAACTGTTATACTGTCCTTTTGGAGCAACCAAACTCTGCTGGATACTCTGTAAAGTGACAAAGATTGGGGATTGTTGTTTTGTTACCATACATCTCCCCCTTTATAAGTTTCTCAATAGATCAAGCAAACCAGGCTTAGTATTTTCACGCTCGATTTTTGAAACATCGCTACCATTTGGATAAGTTAGATCAAATGTAGCCTTAACCCGAACAATCTCCATTCCGTGTGTTTTAGCCAATGCTTTTAGCGCTGTTTTCTGTTCAAGATAACAATCATATGGAATTGTAAGAGCGCCTCGAATATCATCCACAAAACCGGCCTGAGTAGCTAATGAAGAACGCTTGTTCTTGAGTTCATTTAAAAAATGTCCGTTTTGTTTGTCACGCATTACAATATAATCACTTGAAAGTTTCATTTTGATTCTCCTTAAAAATAAAATTCAATGACACGCACGTCATGTTGTTGACGGCTGCCTGTTACTCGCCATAAAAGTTGGCGATAATCGTCATAATCTCCATCGGATGGATTAACAGGGTCTAAGACCACAATAGTTTTAAATTTATGCTGAAGGCCATCAACTCCCACACCCAAAACCTGGCTTGTAGCAACCACATTTGTCTGTTCTAAGGAGTCCTTCTTGTCTCCAGTCCAAATACCAATTTCTGGGTGACGCTCTCTGATGACCTCTACAATCTGCTTGGATTTGCTCACTATCAGCATTTCTGTCCTGCTTGCTAGTAGAAGATCCAATTGAAGTAGCATTGGAGTATCTGCATTAACTGCTTTCAATTTTGGAAAGTCAACCTCAAAACCAGTCTGGATTAAGTATCGTTCGAAAGTTTTTCGGCCAAATGTCTGTTTTGCCATGGCATACTTACCATCTTTTCCAACAATATTCAATTTTCTAAATTGTTCTAATTCCTCCGGATTAGCAGTTAGACACCAGATAGGTTCAAATACAACCTCAAATCCGTTGTTCTCTTCCGCTTCTTCAATGGCTTCTACTTCCTCCCAGCGGAAGAAGTTAGGCAGATTGCTTACATAGTTTTCATAGTTTCGGAAATCATCCCATTCTTGCTTAGAATAGCTGAACTTGGAATATTTCATTTTTCCATGAGCCAGTTGCCAGTTTTCTCTTTGATTAGGATCAGCCATCCCAAAAAATGTTTTTTCCAGAGGGTAGAAGTTTTGCCCCTTCTTCCTGATCGGGGTTGCTGATAGTCCAACTGTATAGCCACGTTTGACCTTGCGATAAGCCTTCACGTTGGCATCACTAGACATGTTCTGCCACTCGTCAATAATGAATACATCACACTCAATAGACTCACCGCTTGCAAGTCTGTTCTGCAATCTACGGTCCGTCATCGTTTCTAATTCAAAATCAGTGTCGTATCCTAGATTTTGATAAGTGCTATTCCATCCGTTCAGGATAGCTAAACGATTATTGATAACCAGGACTTTTTTTGCTGACTTGTGCTTTGCTATTTCAAAAGCACAGATGGTCTTACCACGGCCGCCGTATGCCTCAAGAAAGATCCCAGGACAATTACGGTCGCTACGTTTAACTGCTTCAGCTTGCCATTTGCGTAATTCGATTGCCAATGTCCACAATCACCTCCTCGATGTCATTCCGTTGGGCATAGAAGAGCCCGAGCCTTGCTGCTGCCCTCACATCATTGTGATGGCTCTTGTCAAAGTTCCACAGCCCAAGAGCTTTCAGCAAGTCATTTGGTATATCTGTCTGATAACCTGCGTTTCGTTGCAGAACCAAATTCGGATAGCATAGCTCAATGGCTGCAATAGTTTCTACAACCGAGTTGTCTCTGGAATAATCATTGTCCCTAACCTCAAATTTTTCAACGACCACAATGTCGAATTCAAGACTCCGGCCGATTTTCTTAAACCAAGTTTTAAAATTTTGACCACCATAAGGTACTACCCAATAGTCAACCAGCTTCGCATTATCCAAGAGTACAATTCCTGTTGTGCTTGTTTCAATTTTGTTGCTTGATGGATCAATTGCTAAAATTTTCATCAAACACCAACTTTCTCCGTTAGCACTCCTGGATAAAGGGCCGTGTTAAACCAATTTTGTTTGTTAACTTTTGCAAAAGCAAATAGCGCCTTAATTTCTTTTGCTTGTTTTTCGAATCTTCGAATATCTTCCTTGGATTCAAAAATAGGTTTTTCCTTGTATTTAGCGACTGTGACCAGTTTGTACTCCGGAGTAAATACCGGTTTTTCATTTCCTTGATCAAGATTTGTTTCGTCTACTTTCACAAAACGAATCGCAACATCGAATAGAAATCCTTCTGTAACAAGTACTTCAATTGATTCTGGTCCAATCACAACTGCTAGCGAATCCGTTACTCGTGTTTTGTTCATCAATTCCATTACTTAATCACCAACTTTTCTGTCCGGACAAGTTCCGCGCCTTTAATTTTTTTGCCAACCTTCAGCAACTCTTTAAGTGTTTTTTTGTCCGGCGCAAGCGTCACTTTTTTTGTAAAATATTTTTTCGGGAGGTCATCTTCGTTGACCTTGACTGATTCTGGATTCTTAGCAATTTTTATAATCAGAGCACCACTCTTGACCTCGGTTTGACCTGTGACATTCATAGCTGTCATAATGTTATCCTTCACATAATCCAGTTTTTTCTGTGCCGCCTGTTTCTTGGCTTTAAAGCTATCTTCCTCAGCCTTGTACATGGCCACGTCGGCTTCTAGATTCTTGATAACATGGGCATATCCTTCTGCTTTCTGTTCAAATTGTTCTTGCCAATCGATGGCCTCAAGCGTGTCTGCTTTTGTTTCGTCATCGATGTCCAGTTGATAAATTGTCAGGAACTGCCCAGTTAGTTCGTATAAACTAGCCATTTTTTTCTACCTCTCTGATTTTATTTGTAAGTTTTGTTAGTCCAATGCCAGATTTAGTCAAATCAGCGTTGGACGTAAATAGATGATTTTGATTCATTCTAGCAATTTCGTTTTTAGATAAACATGCCAGGTTTGAAATGTCATAGTTTGTTTTATCACCGTCCAGAAAAACAATTGAATGCCCTTTTGGTATCGGCCCGTGATGATCCTCCCACACTTTACGATGTTTCAAAACCCATTGATTAGGTTCTCCAATCTTTTCTTTCGGATAACCGTCTGTTGTGTAGTTGATAGTGCCAACAGGTACATAATTCGGAGGTCGATTACCTTTTTTGAACTGCCCGCTGTTTTTTGGCATATTGGGGTATTTCTTCCCCTTATTGTGGGGAGTCTGACCTTTCTCGAATCTTCCCGTCAAACCACTATGTAGATTATTATTTCTCCGATAACTCTTAATCTGTTTCTCAGTTAGTGATAAGCCAAATTTTTGGTTCATTTCATTTGCGACATCACGAGAAATCTTATTTTTTTGAATTGACACAAGATAATCATGTTGCTCCCTCGTCAGCAATCGACCTTGATAGATTTTCCCAACTGGTAATCCAAGGCGTTTGCGTACGCCGCCTATTTGAGTCTTGGTATAGTTTGTCCCAAATTTCTCATTTAGTAACCTAGTTACTTCGGGAGTTAATCGACCAGGGCATATTTCATGCATGTACTCCGTGTACTCATCCTTCCAGCAAAGCGATCGGGGCATTGACTTCACCTACCTTGTCTTTGAATTTTTCAGCATCTAGCGCCAACTGGCCAGCTTGAAGGATTTGGCCAGAGATAGCGACCATCTGTTTTGATCGTTGGAGTTCCGTCTTTAATTCATCAGCAGTAAGATCCCTGTCGTCCAATGTTTCTAGTTGGGCAAACAAAGTATTTGTTAAATCTGTCAATTTATTTCGGACCATTTTAAACTCCTTCTTCTACACCTTTCGCAAGTCCCACAGGTGGCTCTACATCATAAGTAAATTGCTTGTCTGAGTTTCTCAGATTCATGCGTGCGACATTACTTGCCATCAGCCGGCGTTCTTTCTGCTTCATTTCAGCGTGATCATCTAGTTTATTTACTAGTGACCACAGGATGATTCCTACGATTGTTACCAGGTAAATGTACTCCATCATCTCGCTTCCTCCTTTTCTTCATAAATCGCCACAATATTTTCAAGATCTGCTATACGCTGATTTGCTTGTTGGTATTTTTCTTGAAGGTCAATCAATGCTCTGTTTAAATCCAAAGCTACGATTCTCCAGTCAGTATTTATTTCTTTTCCCAACCAGTTTTTTATTTTTGTTAAAAAATTCATCCGACCGACCTCATTTTCTTGCTTTTCACCATTTCTTTTTCCCAAGCTTGAGTCCCACGATATTGCAGATAAGCATCAAAACCTTTAATCGTGACAAGCTGGCCGTCATTTCTAAGATTTTTTTGTTGGCTAGGTAGCTTCTTCATCTCACGTCTCATGTCTCCCGCTTGCCGTTTCGAGCATCCGAAGATGTGTTCTAATTCTTCGTCATTAGCCGAAATCTTTTCGATGATTACATCTTTAATCCTTACAATTTCAACTGCTTCCATTTTTGCCCCTTTCGTGTTATAATTCAGTTAGTTATTTTGATTAGCGCCTGACTTCTGTTAGGTGCTTTTTTGTGCTATTCAATCCCATAATCTTCAATAACCTGAAGAATGAAACTGTTGGCTCGTGGACCTTTTGTCGTTCCACTTAGAATGTTTGTTACTTCCTGTCGCTTAAAGCCGTAAGCAACCGCTAGAGTTGTCTTTTTAATGCCTTTCTCTTTTAAGAAAGCATTAACCTTTTCACGACCGTTTGCGATATCTGGCATATGCGTTCCTCCTATTTACTAATTTGTAAATAAGAAACAACTAAAATTTTAACTATTTTTCTGCATTACGCTTGACAACTAACACCAAATTGGCTAAAATGAAAGCATAATAAAAACACTAATAAATCTATAAATACCGTTCGCCAAAACATTTTTTATAATTTATTTCTTAGTTGTTTTTTTAGTTGTAACTTACTTACAAAAAACATTTTACACCTTTTGGGATAATTAGTCAACCTTTTTACACCAAATTTGTTAAATATTTTTTGTGATGTCTTAGAAAGGTTGATTTAACAATGTTTGAGACATTTGAAAAAATAAAAGAATTGGCAAAAAAGCGTGGAAAATCTCTTGGACAAGTCGAAGAAGACTTAGGTTATGGCAGAAATACACTGTATAAGATAAAAAACTCTACGCCAAATGCTGAACGTATAGCAGAAATTGCTAACTACTTCAACGTGTCCACCGACTACCTACTCGGACGGACGGAGAACCCTGCTATTGCAAAGGATGACAAGGCAAATGCATATCTTGGTCCAGCTGAGACTGAACTTGTCGCAGCGTTCAGAAATCAGACCCAGAACATGACCGAGGAAGAAAAGGCTCGTTTTAACAAGGCGATTGAAAGCTTGATGGTAACTGCTAAAACCCTGATGGACGATGACAGTAAGTGGAGGTAATTATGGCTAGAGAAATTATTTCACGTAGACAGTACATCCGACACTGGGATTACGCCGTCCCGGTGATCGAAGCAGTGTCTCGACAGAATAATATTCCACTTGAACAAGTTACTTTTCAGCACATTATCCGTTACTTTGAACAGACTTACAACCTTCATTTTATCTTCTTTGAAAAGGACCCGTTTCCTATGCTTCCTTCAGCCGGTCTACTTGGGTCTGAATACATTAGATATCGAGGGCTTGTCAATAATCCAGATGTTACCTACTTGGATGATATCATCTGTAAACACAATGACGGCTTTACCATTTATAGCAAAGAAAAAGAAAAGTACCTTGTTTATATCAATCAAACACATATTAAAAGACGGGTTATCTTTACCATTTTGCATGAATTAGCCCATATTGCAGCCCATTTTAGCACGGGTCGTTCTGATGAGGTCGCCCTCGCTTGCGCTAACAACTACCAGAGCAATCCGCTAGAGATAGAAGCTAACACCATGGCCTCTCTCTTTTACATCAATAATGAGCGCATGGTCTGGCACCTCAAAAACAAGCACTCGTACGAGCAAATTAAACAAGCAAATACAATTAGCGATAACGCTCTTTTTAATCGATTAGTTGATTTTGTTCATTATCGGATATTGAGCTATAAAGAACATTTATTGGACGATCAACAGCAACGACGAGTAGCTATTGATCTAGTTACAAAATACAAACAAGGGAACAATATCTTACAACAATATTCTGATATTGATGTGTAATGCTAAAAGCAGATGTGATAGCCGGTGCATTTTAGCAAGGTATTGAGAAAAATAAAAAACCATAACCTCGTCGGCTATGGATAAGAAAAAAGAGTATAAAGGATTTTAAACACTTATTATTTTGGAGGTTATTATGAAATTTTGTCCTGAATGTGGCAATCCAGTAGAGGGTTACAAGTTCTGTCCAAATTGCGGTTATTCTATCGCTAACCAAGAACCGACTGAACAAGCTCAGCCAGTCGATAAAACAGCTTCTCCATCTCCTGCTCCACGAAGCAGAAAAACGGACAAAGTCGGACCACTTGAGATCGATAGATATAATCGTACCTATCGTATTCATGGAGCTCAAAAAGCAAAAGACTCTTCTGGCTTGATTGGAGGAGCAATTAAAGGCTCGGTAAAAGCAGGGCTTGCAATGGGAACGATGGGATTGTCTTTGATACCGTCCTTGGTTAAGAAAGATAAGAATGACACAGATTGGTATTCCTTCGAGGATTTAGTATCCTATGAATTGATTATCAATAATGAGACGGTTGTTTCTGGGGGAGTTGGCCAAGCATTGATTGCAGGAGCTATGTTTGGTGCGATTGGCGCTGTCGCAGGCGGTATTGTAGCAAAAAGAAAATCAACTTCTAAAATTTTGAACATGACTGTCCGTGTGACCTCAAACGACTTCACCAAACCAGTCGTATTTATTGACTTGATTAGAAAACCAGTAAAGAACACTTCGAAAGAGTACAAAGAAGCAGTCGAAAACGCTCAGCGAATCATGGGAGCATTGGACGTTATCGTTCATAATTCGTAAATAAAAAAACCCCACACTCGCAAAGTTTGGCGACTCTGAGTGTGAGGAACTTAAGTATAAGAAACAACCATTCAAAAGGTCGTTTTCTTATACCCATTTTAACAAAAAAGTGAGGTAAACGCA